AAGAGGTCGACGTCATAGGCGACGGTGCAGTGGTTGGCACTCTGCCCACCGACGTAGTCGAAGGACACCCCCTCATCCGTTCTGTAGGACGCCCTGATCCTCCCGATGATGAAGGTATCGATCCCCCTCGTCGGGTCGATCATGTGGTGAATCTTCCCACTCTTGCACTCACGCCGTGGGCAGATCGCCTCCGTTCCGTCATCGCCGGTGATCTTTCCGGAACCGGAACAGAACGCGCACATCGACGTCTTGGTCATCTTCTTCTCGACCACCCAGAACGGCGCGTCACCGACGTTGAATCTGGTTTCGATGATCATTCGACCAACTCCCACCGAATCACGGTGACGGGCGAGTCGCCCTTGAGATCCGGGTAGAACTGACGGAGACCGGCGAGCGCCGCCGCGGTGGAACTGAACCCGTCGTCATGCACCTCGGCAGACGTCAACCCTCCGACCGTGGTGAAGCGGACGCTGGTCACGATTGCCATCTTCGCCCACCCGACTACATCGCATCCAAGCAGAACAGCGCGGCCGGCCATGTAGTCGCGGGTTCCTTCGCGGATCGTGATCGCCTTGTAGCCCTCTTCGACACGGGCTTGAACCTCTTCGCCGGCGATCAGGATGGCTTGCAGTGGTGGTTCCATGATGCTCTCTCTTTGATCTCGCGCCGCCCGGCGGGCACAGAGTTGTGCCGTTCGGGCGGCCTTGCCGTGCGGTCTCGGACGGAGCCGAACCTCAATGGTGGTCGCCGGCACGCCGCACGCCTCCGTGATCCGGTCGAGCGTGTTCGCGAACACACGCGCGAAGGCGACGTTCAGGTCCTTCGAGTTCAGAGCAAGCAAGAGTTCAACCTTCTTGCGCGTGGGTCCGTAGTTGTTCACGCCTTCGGTCCCGTGGTCTGGTTGTCCGATGCCACCACGCCATCGCGGACGACCGTGATCGTCTTGCCGACTTCGGGATCCGGCTCGGCGCCGAGCGCTTCGGTGATCAGCTTGGCGTCGCCGCTGTACGCCGTTTGCAGGAAGGCGCGCGCGATCTTGCGGTCACCATCCGAGAGCTTCAGGTAGCGCTCGAAGGTGGTGCGGACGTCTTCCAGCTTGCCGGCGTGGTGCTGGCTCTCGCGCCAGTCGTCCCACAACCCTTCCGTTGCGCTCGCGATTTCCTTCTCGAGCCGCTCGCGCTCCGCCTTGGTCTCTTCGTTCGCCTTCTTGCGTGACGCGACACGCTCGAGTTCGGCCTTGTGCTCGAGGTAAGCGTCGTGGGATGCCACGGTGACCGACGACACCGCGAGCGACGAAAACGGTTGCAGGTACTCTATCCGTCCGGTGCCGTACCCGGACTCGAGCTTCGCGCCGCTCTTGGTCAGGAGATCAGCGAACGCTTGCGCAGACGCGACGTCCACGAATCCGAACGGAAGCCGGTCATGCCCGTTCCACTCGTTCGGTGCCGAGACCACGAAGATCATCGTCTTCGGAACGTCCGGCTCCCTGATGTCGAGCAACTCGACGGCCGGCGGTACGTTCAGTACCCCCTTCTCCATGAGTTCGATCTCGACGAAGCTGTTGACTTCCTCTTCGGTGAGCGCGGCACGCTCGGCGTTGGAAAGTTTCCAGTAGTTATTCATTGGTTCATCAGTCCTCTCACGACTCTCTCAAGATTCGGTTTCTCTCTAACTTCATCACAACACAGTATCACCATGGCCCATTTTGCAAAATGGGCACTCTTGATGTCAACAGTAATCTGCTCTTCCACCAATTCGCCGTTCGCCTGCTCGAGCGAGATCGTCAGAAGACCGTGGCCTTTCGCCTTGGCCGCTGCTCTCAATTCCTTCGGGTAGGTGGCGCGACGTTTCATCAGAACGGTTCCTTCGATGCTATCTCTTCGGGTGTTCCGCTCTCGACTTGAACCCATTCCATGGGGCCGTGGAGTTCTTCCCAAATCTGCCGGCACTGCTCGAGAGTCATCGTCTCATAATAGTACGGTCGGCTGAACTCATGCACCACGCCGTTGTCCCCATGCACGTGGTACCCGCCTTCCTTGGTGTTGGCCTGCTTCTTGTAGTCGGCTCTCCCACCAAGCGCGCGCTGCATGAAGACGCCGAGCTTGGTCGGGCCACCCTCCGGGTTCTTCTCCCAACTGCGTGCGTGGGAAAGGTAGTCGGCATGAAGCTCCACGCACCAGACGTGTGACGGCCAGTCGTCATGCAGTAGACGGCCCTCCGCCAGCTTGCCATACCACCACTCATCGAACCCGCCGATGCTGTGTTTGCGCTGCGTCCGCCGCGCCTCGGTGTCTGGGAACTTGCGCACGTCGAACCCCGAGAGATCATACGTCATGAGGAAGTGGAGAAGTGCTTCATACCCTTGCTGCGTCTCCATGTAATCGGCGATGTCTCCGAAGTAGCGGCTGTCCTGCATTCGGTCTTCGCCCACGTCCAGCACGAAGAACCGTCGGTCTTGCGCCTCAACCGGTACCACCCAATCCTCATTGGATGCCATGATCAGATGGACGAAGTTCTTTCGCGTCTCCGCGTCCATCCCCTTGCGCTCAATGATCGTGGTGGGCTCGGTGATCATGACCTTGAGCGCCGTCTTCTGCGTGTTGCTGCCAGCCCAAAAGGCTTCATCGGCAAAGAGCACCACGCAATCCTCGAGAATCCCGTTGAACTGCCCGAAGATGTGCTTGACGTTCGTCACGGATTTGAAGTGCCGGCCGAACAGTTTGCCGAAGGTGTTCGCCATGAACCCCTTGCCGGTGCCTTGCTGCTTCGAGCGGAGCACCACCGCCACGTGGCCGGGCTCATAGGGGAACTGCACGGCGTACGCCATCCACCCGATCAGATAATCGTAGCACTCCGGCTTGTTCTGGCAGATGTTGTCACGAAGGTGAGACAGGAAGGGCTCGGCGTCCCCCGGGATGGACTCGTGGGCAAACCCACGCCAGAGGTTGTACGCATGGTCCGGCGTCTTCTTGGCCGGCAGGAAGACCAGGTCATAGAACGTCCGCCGCTTCGGGTGTTGGATCCACCACTTCATCAGCGGAATGGAATGGTCGCGCTTGCCATCATTCCAGATCACCTTCCGATTGGCGATCATGAGGGACAGGTCACGCTCGGTCATGAGCGTTATGGGCCTGTCATCGTTCTTCGGCTCTTGCAAGATCCGCGCCTTGCCACCAACCTGCACGACTGAATACTTGTCGTTCATCTCGAGCAGTTCGTCGCCGTTGTCTTCCGCGAGTTCACGCGCGCGCTCGATCTGCCTGATCGCGTACTCTTCGGGTCTCGGCTGAGAAAGCACGTGGCCGGAGATCGACCAATCCGGGTCTGTGATAATCGAGAAGATCGTGTCGTCGTCGATCCCCGATCGGACCATCTCACACGTCACCCACCAGACCGCTTCCGATCGGCTTGAGTAGTGCGATGGATCGTCCGGGTGTTCGCCCACCCCGATCACCGACTTGCACAGACCGTTGATCGCGAGATCGTCCAAGCTATCCAGCCGGCGCACATTGCCGGAAATCTTGATAGCCTTGGATGGAGAGCGCATGCTCTGTTGTAGCTGCGTGGCCTTCTGGAACTGCGCCAGTGGGTAGGTGGTTGGTTCTCTCCACTCCACACGAGCGAGCGCCGGCACGCGGCCCTTCTCCACCTTGCGCTTGGTCGGCCAGTTGACCGTCCCGGGTAGGCGCATGATCCGGTCGACGTTGTGGCAGTGGTCCGCATCGAAGAGAATCTCAAGCTGTTTGTTCCACAGCTTCGCCTCTTCGTATGCGTCCTCTTGCCCGTCGATCGGGAACGGCTCGTCCAGCCGCCAGAACGCTTGATAACCTCCGCCAGAGAAGACCACGCACGACGGGCGCGGCTTGTAGACGCTCAGGAGCTTCGCTATGCGATCCTGCTCGTCACCGATGTCTTCCCTTGGGCGCGGGTCAACGTCCACGTGAAGCCATGCGAGCGACTTGATATCCCGGCGGTCTGGCTTCTTCTTGAGATCGCGCCGGATTGGATTCACCGTGAAGTAGATGTTCTCAGCTTTCTTCAGGGTGAGGAAGGCGGCCAGTGCTTCTTCGTTGCCCGGATGGAACGTGTCGGAACTGACGTGGCGATCGCTGCCAAGTGCGATCGCGACGACGTTCCACGGGCCTTCCGGGGAGAACCATTGCAGGAATGCAATGGCTTCATCGTTGGCTGGTGCGAGGTTCATTCGTTACCACAGTTTCAGAGCTATGATTAGTTTCTTCTCGAGTTCCGCCCACCCGCTGCACTGGAAGATTGCAGCCTCGATCAGCGCGCGCTTGGGCAACTTCTCGAGTTGCTCTGCGGCGGTGGCTCCCCACAATAGCAGAAAGTCGTTCGCAACCTGTAGCAGAACAAACGCGCGTCCGTTTTTTCTGCATCTTCGACTGAGCCAAATGCGTTGCTGCGGTGTGAGATGGTGGTCGAGTCTCACAACGGTACCGGCGCGCTTCGGCCACGCACGCATCTTCTTGCATTCGATCCACCCGAGCGTGCAATTGATATCTGGCGTGCCAGGAAGGCAAGGGTTCTCCACCGCGAAGGCGTCAAGTTCCTGCAAGAGCTTGACCACCTGTTTCCGCATGCGGGATTCGGGTTGGCTGCTCATAATAGCGATTCCTTGAAGGCTGCAAACGCCACGTCTTCAGCCTTGAGAGCGTTCAAGCTGTCGCACGCGAGTTGAGAACTCACCTCCGGATCGTAGTCCCCACTTCCTTCCTCGCCGTTCTTCGCACCGTGAAGCCTCTTCACGTAGTCTGTGAGCGTTTTGTCGGCCGCGATCCTCTTGTCCACGGCCATGATCACCGCAAGAGCGAGACGGAAGTCGCCGTGTTGGTAGCTGTTGACGCCCAAGTCATAGGCTTCGCGGAGCGCGGACTCGTACATCCGCCGGCACTCCGCATCCAGGGTGTCGGGGCTGAAGGTCTTGCCCTGCATGGTGGTGTGGAGTTCGGCGGCCTTGATTGCGGGATCGTAGGTCATGGCTTCAATCTCTCTATCATTCTCTCGCGGAGCTTCTCGGCTGCGTCGAGGAAGGTTGGCGCGTCTTGCAGGTTGATCAGAGCAGTGTTCAACCACTCAATGCTCGGTACCGGGTCTGCGGCGTCGGGGCACAGCCTCTTCAATTCCTGCTTGTGCCACGCAACCATTGACAGCCGGGCTTGCTCCTCGAAGTGGGCCTTCAGGGGTATCGAGAACGGGTTGTCCGACGAGAAGGGGTCAACCATTTTCTTCCTCTTCCTTCTGCGCCCATTCTTGCTTGATCCGCCGACGCTCACGCGCCTCGAGGATCTGCGTCACGATGATCGGGATGGTGAACGCACCGGACGTGAACCACCCTGGTCCCGAACCCCACGTGCACCCGACGCCGATCGAGAAGCACACCCACGCCAGTAGGTAACAGACCAGAATCACAGCCACAGCGTCGCTTTCACTCGGCTCTTTCTTGTCACTCATCGTCACTTTCCTTCCATGCGTCTTCTACCCACCCGAGCACGAGATCGCGCGCCGCTTCTCCGAGCTTGGCGATCTGATCCCATGGCGCCCGTGGTGAACAGTCTCGAATGAACTGGCGGATCTCACCAGTGGTGTTTCCGTGCATGTAGCCGCCGTCACAGTACAGCTTCCGGAGATCGACGCACACCGGGCACGTCTTCACCGTCTGGAAGTCACCTTCCCAACTCACGACCAGATGCTCATACCGCGTGCCAGGTGTGATCTTCCCCCCGCACTCATAGCACACGTGCTCCACCCGCGCGCGTACCGTCTTCTCCTGGTAGAACTCGGGTGCATCATAGTCGTTACAGCCGACCAGGCATGCGCAGTCACCCACTGGTAGGAATCCCTTCCTTCTCCAGCACGCGCCTGAGTTCCGGCCAGATGTCCTTGGCGCGCACAGCCACGTTGTGGCCCATTGGCATTTGCGAGCAACCGAGCAGCGCGCGCTTGACCATCTCGGATGTGATAACGGGCGGCACGGACCCTACCGGGACCACCATGTCGCCACGCTTGCCCTCGACGATCCGGTACCCCTGGTAGGCTTCCGCGAGCCGCGCCTCAACCGATTCCATCTCGCGGAACGTGCGGCTTGCCACGTGCGAGCCGGCACAGCACCGGTTCAGGCGGGTGCGAACCTCGAGGAACTCGCCGAGCAGCTTGAGGAGATCACTGGTCATTCTCTTGCGTCCTCTCAAGTTCCACTCGTGCGGCCTCCGCCTCACGCTTCAGACGGTAGTAGATAGGCCGGTAGGACACGAGATAACCGAGTACCCCATGATCCAGCCGGCGCGGTGGGCCTTCGACGTGGTAACCGTCGCTGTCGACGATTGCCCACGGGCGCGACCCGTAGCTACAGACACGCTTGACCGTTAGCACTCGTCTCTCCGGCAAACAGCCCCAACTACGCGACGTTTCCACTCCGGCCACCCGGCAACGATCTTGGCAGCTTCCTCCAAGTGGCGATCGAAGTCGGAGAACGTGGGCTTGTCGTGGGTGGCCTCCCGCTTCTGTCTCTCCGGACACCCTTCCTTGCACACGCAACTGTATGGCACGCCACACCCGCGACACGTGCGTGCGGGCTTGGCCGGGAGAACGGTTTCCCCGTCGTCACGGATTACCGTGACAGGAAGCGGAGACGGGATTTTCGCCCAATAGTCCGGCGTCTCGAATGCGTGCCCGTCGGAGCCGATCCATGTGTTGCGGCAGCTTGGGATATCCGTCCGGTATAGTAGCAGGTAGTGGCGCACTTCTCCGTCACCCTTGAACGCCACGAGATAGTGGCCCTGTTCGGGCAACTGCTTGACGGTCTCGATCCACTTGAAGCTCATAGCCCTATTCTCTCCATCTCGATATCGGCCTGCGACATGCCACAGACTTTGCAAGCCAGGGTCTTCACGCTGATGTTGTGCTTGCACTTGAACTCGAGCACCTTGGCGAGCGCGGACGCGCGCTCTTCCTCTTCCATCGTCATCAGGTGCGCCATGGCCAGGCGGGACAGGTGGCACGGCTCACAGTTTGCGGCCTTCATGATCGACACGGGGTCGAGGTTCCAGTCGGTAAGTTCGGCCTCGAGCCGGCCCCCTTCGTGGTTCTTGAAGAGCGCCTTGAGCAGCTTGACCGCTCGGTCTACCTTGTCGTTTCGGATGCTCGGGAATCCGAGTTCTTCCCAACAGGTGTAGCACACAGCTTCTCTCTCTTCTCGGCGGATGTGGTCGTGACCATCTGCCGTCTTTTGATTTCCTGTTCGATGTAGAATATGGCTTTCTTGAGATCCTCGACGGCCTTACCCTTCAGGTCCGCACGCCAGACATACTTCATCGCATTGCCCAAGCAGAACCCCATGTGCTGGACGACGTCGATGCACTCGACCCCGCTCGGGTGCAGGTTGTAATGGTCCGGGTGGTGGACAGCATCGCTCATCGTCCGTCGGTCCTCTTCTCGTTCTCTTCACCAATAGACCAACACCAGTCTACCTCAACACGGACTTTATGCCAAAGCGCTTTCCCGTGTTCGCGTATCCACAGATCGATGTGGTCACCGACGTTGCCGGGCCAGTCTTCTGCCTCGACATCGTCCATGTAGGTCTCCGCGGCGTCGGTCAGGAAGTGCGCTTCCACCGTCGCATAGTCGTCAGGACCGAACTCCTCGGATCCGGGCGGTTCGTGGTAGCACTCGAAATTGACGTCGAACTTTTTCACGAGGCTTCTCCCCAACTTGGCCCGATCTCTACGTCGACCTTGGCCGGCACGTTACACGGCAGTGCATTACGCATGATGCGTACTATCTCGTCGGCTTCTTTGCGGTCGTGGATGGTCAGGTCGACTTCGTCGTGGACCTGTAGCTGTAGCGGGACACCCGCCTTGTCCATCTCAACCATGGCGATCTTCATTTGATCCCCGGCCGATCCCTGAATGAGACGGTTGAGCGCCTTGTAGGTCCAATCGTACCCTCCGCCCTTCTTGATCGGGAAGCGGCACTTGCGACCGCCGGCGGTACGAATGACCCCGTATCGCTTGGCGTTGGCTTCCACCCGCTTGGCGAGAAGACCCACGAACGGCACGCCGTGATTGAATCGGTCGATCAGTGCTTGGCCTTCTGGCCCGGCAGCAAGGTAGCTCTCACCGCTCCGCGTGTGGAGCTTCCTGACCGTCGGGAGACCGAGCTTCTGGCAAAGCTTCCCGCCACCCATCCCGTAGCACTTGGCAAGGAAAATCTGCTTTGCGTCGTCGCGCTCTGCCTTCTTTACCTTCTTGTCCTGAATGAACGGCCACGACGGGTTGATCAGGGTCGACATCATGTCGTGGTTGTCGGTCGTGGGGTCCGTCCGGTACCGCTCGGCCATTTCCGCGGCCCGGGGAAGCTTGCACAACTCGGCGTAGTGCGTCAGCCATCGCGGCTCTTGCTGCGAATAGTCTGCGCACAACCACTCTCCCTGATCATCCGGGACGTAAATTGATCGCCAAAGTGGCCCGATCTCTCTGTCCCGGGCCGGCTGTTGCTGGATGTTGAAGTCCGTGCTCGAGAGCCGGCCGTAGCGCGCCCCCTTCTCGTCTCCTCCGGCGCCGTCTGGTGGGCGACGCAACTGGTTGAACGTGCAGTGTGCGCGGCCGTTGACTTCGTGCGCGCGGATCGACGCCACGAACGTGGTCCGGAGCTTGTTCCACTTCTTGGCTGTCCGGATCAGGCCACCAACCGGGTGCTTGATCCCCTTGAGAACCAGCGTCGTGACGCTGTCCTTGCCCGTCTTGGTCTTGTCGGGGAGCGGGATGCCCAAGTGCCGGAGCACGTTTGCCCAACTGGCCGGCCGGTTGGTGTCGGCCGGCGTGAGCGCAATCCCGGTGAGCCGGGTGATCTCAGAAAGAGACTCCGTCTCATGCTGAGACGCCTTCGTCTCAATCTGATCCAGCTTGTCGAGGTTGAGCGCCACGCCCCGGCGTCTCATTTTGAGAAGCACCTTCTGAAGCGCGCACTCGACATCGAAGATCGGGAATAGCTCCCCACGATCCAGGTGGCGCTCCTGACGCCGTAGCAGCGCGAGCGGTAGTCTGACGTCCTGTTCGGCGTACGCGCCCACAGCATGCGGCGGAAGCTGCCACAGGCCGGCCTTCGGGTCAATGCCGAAGGCGGACGCGAACTCCCGGAGCGTATGCTCGGCCTTGCCCTCGAGCCCGTGCCGAGTCGCGATCGCGTCCAGACTGTACGTGAACTGGTTTTCGTCGATCAGCGGCTCGGCAATCTGGACGTCGCGCCACGTCGCATTCCAAAATGGAATACCCTCTTGCTCGAGGTAGTCCATATCGTACTGGAGGTTGGCGCCGACCACCTCACCGGTGAACTTGGTTGCCTGCTCTCGCAAGTAGGCGAGCACACGGTCGACGTCCATGTTCTGGCCGACGTGGTGACGAATTGGCAGATAATGGGCCGGCCCGTCCTCGATCGCGAACCCGATGCCCACGATGTAGCCTTCACGGCGGACGCCCGGACCGAGCTTCTTGAGCGTCGGATCCCGGGTCTCCACGTCGACGCAGACTCGCGTTGCGCCCTTCCAGTCCGGCAGAGAATCAGGCGGCCACCATGAGCGGTCGGGAGTGAAAGCGGGGAGTTGCATCAGATCGCGTGCGGTCCGGGCTCTGGACGGAAGGCGTGGATGAAGTCGAAGACCGGCTCCGGTACGTCACCGGATCGGTAGCTCTCTCCGACCAGCCAACCGTACTGCATGCGCTCGGCCTTGTAGACCGACCGGTTACCCATTACCATCTGATCATTGCACCAGAGCCAGAACTCGAGCCCGTCGAGCGCCTTCAGCCACTTGTGATCTTCCGCGGAAAGTACGCAGTAGGTACCGATATGGTGGTCGATCTCAGTGCAGACCTTCATGTACTCCGAACGAAGATCCGGGTTCAACTTCTTGGCCGCCGCCGGCAGATCGCCGGCATAGCGCTCGTGCAGGTCGTGGAACGTGATCGCCCTGATCAACTCCGGCGACGGGTTCGGGTGCAGCCCGTACGCAAGGATCAGCATGTTGAACGAATGCTGTGCATTGTCTTGGGTGCCGATCACGTGGGGCATGGTGTGGCAGCGGCGGACCATTCCGCCTTCGCGCTGCGCGAGCATAGCGTAGGGGGTCATCGTCTCATTGCCTCATAGAAGTTGATCACGGTCTCGACCTGCCCCTTGGCGTCGTCGAGCGCGTGGTGCTCCGGCTTCGGTGCGCGGTAGTCCGTCAAGAAGCGCTCGAGCGCGGCTTCCGCGGTGCGGACGTCTCGCTCTTGGCTGTACTTGAACGGGAAGGGAACCTTCTCCTGCTTGGCCGCATGGCGGAGGATCGCCACATCGAAGCTCGGCGACTTCGACCAGAGCAGAAGCTCCGGCCGGCCGGGTAGGCGCCACTGCGAGAACCACGTCAACCACGACTGGAGCGCGTGGCCGATGTCGAACTGGTTCCCATTCAATGCGGATCGTGCCTCTTCGCTTTTCCGCAACCACCACATGACCGTGGCCGGATCGATGCAGCGGTTGGGCTGACTCTCGGCGTCGACGTTCAAGTAGAAGTCGGCAATCGTAGCGCCGGTGTCCGCGTCGAAGACCACCGAACCGATCGAAAGGATCACTGCGTTGTGGTCCGTCCCAAGGGTTTCGATGTCGACCATGATCTCGGGATCTCTCATCCGATCACCTCTCCCAACCCGAGTCTCTCGGTATCCTGGTAGTCGTCTACCGTCTCGCACACGGCCACCGACACGCCCCCCATGATCAGGATCGTGGACCGTGGGGTGTGCTTGAACTCCCTGGTGTCACCATGAAAGGTGAGAACCGCCATGACGTACTGCGGGTGCACCAGTAACGGGTTCCCTTGCGTGTCGGTGAGCTTGATCACCGCTTCTTACCACGAAGCTTGCGCAATCGCCCTCTGTTGATCACGTCTGCCGCGCGGGACATTCGCCGATCGTCCACCGATCCGGCCTGATCGTTGAGCAGACGGGCAGCGGCCATGATCAGCGCACCGCCGGCGTTCTGCAACGCCACCCCGGACTGCTCGAGCGCGTGCGGTGGGCAGAGGAGAACCCGCGTGGTCTCGTCGCTCATCTTCTGGTGGATGCACCCGCACACCTTCGTCTCGATGCTGAGAATGGTCACCGGCTCCGGCTTGGTCTCCGGCTCCGGCGGGGTCTCTTCTTCGACGTTGGGCGGAAGCCCGTCGGGTCCTACGATGCCGTCTGACATTGTGCTCTTTCCTCTCTGCGGCGCCGATTTTGCGCCTTCTTCCTGCGATCGTGCTCATCGCTCACCCAAGACGGGCGCCAGTAGCCCAACTTGCGAGCGATGTCTTTCTCGTCCTTGCTGAGACTGAACCACAGCGCGGCGTACTCCCGCCGCACCAGTTTGTTGTTCTTGCGTGCCCAATTGTTACCGAGCAAGCGGAAGAGTTTCCTTACCTGGAACTCTTTCCCTTCCAGATTCTTAGCCATCGCAATCCCTCTTTCCTGTCACCGGATCTACCTGACAACTCTTGGTGCCGTCTTCGTTGGTGCGGAGGATGCCGAAGCGCTTCCCGCCGATCTGGTAGGTGGTGCAGCCCTTGGCCCCGCCCTTCCACGCGCCGACATAGATCCCCTTGAAGTCTTCCCAAGAGGTACCTGCCGCGACGTTGCACGTCTTACTTACGGCGCTGTCCACATTGTGAGCGGCGGCGAGCAGAACGTCAAGGTGCATTTGCGGAGTTACTTCCGAACAGACGCGGCCTCTGTTGCCCCACTTGCGGAAAGCGTAGTCTTGAACTGAGACGATCACGTCTTCATCGTCGCTCCGCATGGTGCGCTCGAACTCGTGCGCGAACACAGGTTCGATGCTGCTTGAGACGTTGTCTGCGCAAAAGCTGATCGTGCCAGCCGGCGCGATCGATGTGAGATGGCTGTTGCGAATGCCGTACTCGGCGATCAGCGCGCGCGTGTTGGGCTCGAGCATCTGCACGAACGCGCCGGCGAGATACTGCTCTTCATCGTAGAGCGGGAACGGCCCCTTCTCTTTCGCCAAGTAGGCGGACGCGCGGTAGGCGTCGTTCGTGATTATCGAAAGTAGCGCGTCGAGATAGTTGACGAACGCCTCCGACCCGTAGGCGAACGACGGGCCGAGCATCTCGATCGCGTTGGCCACACCAGTGACACCGAGCCCCATGCGTCGCTTGTTCTGTGCTTCCTTCTCTTGCTCGAAGAGAGGATAGATGGCTTGGTCGACGACGTTGTCCATCGCGCGGACGATCACCGGAATGTCTTCCGCCAACTGGCCGAAATCGATGCTCGGGGTCCGGATCGCCGGCTCCGTCCCGAGAACGTACCGCGTCAGGTTGAACGAGCCGAGCAGACACGCACCGAACGGCG